GCGCACCGGCATGAGCCGTGCGTCGATGGGCCTGAACGCTGACGCCTTGCAGTCCAGCACCAAGGCGGCAGTGGCAGCAACTATCTCAGCCAGCCAAGGCCGCATTGAGTTGATCAGCCGCATCATGGCAGAAGGGATGCGGAAGCTGTTTAAGAGCATCCTGTTCTTGGTGACCACCCACCAGGACAAGGCTCGCATGGTGCGCCTGCGGAATGAGTTTGTGCAGATTGATCCGCGAGCCTGGGACGCTGCAATGGACTGCTCCATCAATATTGGCATGGGCAACGGAGACACCAACGAGCGAGTGGCGGCACTGATGCAGATTAGCGCCAAGCAGCAAGAAGTGCTGACCCAGCTTGGTGTGGTGAATCCCCTGGTGACGCCATCACAATACAGCAGCACACTAAGAAAAATTGTGGAGCTGAACGGGTTTAAAGACCCAAGCCAGTTCTTCAACCAGATACCCGCCGACTACCAGCCGCCAGCACCACCCGCACCCAAGCCAACACCAGAGGAGATGCTGGCGCAGGTTCAGGCTCAGAGCATCCAGGCCGACATCCAGAAGAAGGCAGCAGAACTTGAACTCAGCCGCCAGAAGATGGTGATGGACGATGACTTTGCGCGAGACAAGATGTACCAAGAGATGGCTTTAAAGAAGTACGAGCTGGAGCTGAAGTACAACACCCAGATCAGTACGGCAGAGATTACGGCTCAACAGAATATTGACCGTGAGATGCTTAAACAACAACAACTAGGAACCTTTCAATGACCGAGGAAGACATCATCCGCAAGGGCAACAAGTCAGAGCTACTGCTCCAAGACGAGGTTTTTACCAATGCCCTGCAACAGCTTCAGGATATCCAGGTTTACAAGTGGAAGTCTAGCCTTCCCGATGAATCTGCAAAACGTGAGCAAGCGTGGGCGATGCTGCAAAGCATTGATATGTTGAAAACTGAGCTGAAGAAGATGATTGACAACGGTTGGGTGGAGCGTAAGAAATTGGGACGCACCCGTAAATGAAAGGAACTGAAACATGGATAACCTAAATATTGCTAACGCAGCAAGTGCGATTGACGCGATGTTGCCATCGGAAGGTGGGGACCAACAGGACGTTGAGTTGCATGAAGAGTTGACGGAAGTTGACTCAGCGGCTCCAGAGGAGGAATTGCAAGACTCCGATGGGGAACAGCCTGATGAGGATGAGGCCGAGGAGGAGGAGGACAAGCCACCCGTATTCACCGTCAAAGTTGACGGCAAGAATGTCGAGGTCACGCTTGAAGAACTCCAAAAGGGCTACAGCCGAGAAGCAGACTACACCCGCAAGACTCAGCAAGTGTCCGAGGAACGAAGGGCGTTCCAGGCAGAGGCTGAACTTGTGCGGACGGAGCGCCAGCAGTATTCCAAGTTATTGGGGTCACTCCAGGCTCAACTTCAGCAAAACGCTGCACCACAGGTCGATATGGATCGTCTTTATAGCGAAGACCCAATCGAGTGGGTGAGGCAAAAGGAACTTGCAAGAGATGCCGAGAAAGTACACGCAGCTATTCAGTCTGAAAGGCAGCGACTCTCTAACATCCAGGCGCAAGAGCAATACCAGTCCATGCAGGCACACCTTGCACAACAGCAAGATGCCTTGCTCAAAGCCATCCCTGAGTGGAGCAATCCAGACAAGGCCAAGGCTGAAAAGACGTTGCTTATTGAGTGGGGACAGAAGCTAGGCTTTTCCTCTGACGAGCTGAAAAATATTTTTGACCACCGTGCTGTCGTTGCGCTGCGTAAGGCTGCGCTGTACGACCAGATGATGACCAAGAGGGGCAACATCAGGCCAGCGGTCAACAATGGGCCTAAACCCGCCAAGCCAGGTGCAGCGGGGAGAATGGACAACATAACTGATGCTAGAAGGTCGCAACAACGTCTTGCTAAAACTGGTCGCGTCAACGATGCGGCTTCCGCAATTGAACATCTTTTGAGGTAATTCAAAATGGCTATCGTAAGCAATACATTCACCACATACTCTGCCAAGGGTATCCGTGAAAATCTCAGCAACATCATCTACAACATCTCACCAGAGGAGACGCCGTTCCAATCCAACATTGGAAAAGACAGTGTGCAAAACACTTTGTACGAGTGGCAGACCGATGCACTCCAAGCTGCGGCTACCAACGCGCAACTTGAGGGTGATGACATTGGAACCTACGACCCTGTAACCGCAACGGTGCGGATGCAGAACTATTGCCAGATCAGCCGCAAAACTGTGGTGCTGTCCAACACCGAGGAAGTTGTCAACAAGGCTGGACGTAAGTCTGAGCTTGCCTTAACTACATGGGCTACTGTGCAGTAATGCACGGCGAAAACCAGGTGAATTGCTGGAAACCCCTTAGAGCCTCAACTACCAAAGTGTGACAATGTTGAGGATTGGGCAATCAGCAGCCAAGCCGAGAAATCGGAAGGTTCAACGACTAGGGAGAAATCCCGTAGGGCTAAGTAGCCCCAAGCGCCTGGCCCCTCTAAAAAGAGGGTGAAGATATAGTCTGATCTGTAGCGAAAGTTACAGTCTGCAATCATTCCCTTGGATTGCAGAGCAAGGAAACTAACGAGTCCTTGTCAACACAAATGACCAACTTGCTAAGAAGGGCGCTGAGTTGAAGCGTGATATGGAATTGGTGATGGTCCAGAGCCAGATCGCAAGTGCAGGTAGCACCAGTGCTGCACGTACTACCGGCTCTGTCCTGGCCTTCATCAAGACCAACACTGATACAACTGGCACTGACCCGTCTTACACAACGCTGCCAAACAGCTTGCGTACTGATGGTACTGTTCGGACCTTCACTGAAACCATTCTCAAGAATGTGATTCAAAAGACCTGGACATCTGGCGGCACACCGAAAATCCTGATGACAGGTCCGGTGAACAAGCAGCGTGTGAGTGGTTTTGCAGGTATTGCTGCAACCCGCTACAACATTGATGGTGGCGCTAAACCCGCCACCATCGTTGGTGCTGCTGATGTCTACGTCAGCGACTTTGGCAACGTGACTGTGGTGGCGAATCGGTTCCAACGCGAGCGTGATGCGCTGGTGCTGGATCCTGAGTACGCATCAGTTGCGTACCTGCGTCCTTTCCAGCAGATGGAACTGGCAAAGACGGGTGACGCTGAGAAGCGGCTGCTGATTGTTGAGTACGGCCTGAAGATCACAAGTGAGAATGCTCACGGTCTTGCTGCCGACTTGGTAACGTCCTAAACGGAGGGGTGGGCCAGGGAAACTTGGTCCACCTTCAAAATATGGAAACACGAATCTTTGACAAAGACGAGACAACAGGCATCACCAGGCTCTGGCACTACAACCCATTGACTGATGAGGCAACCATTGAGACTCAGCAGGATGTCTCAAATGTGGTGGAGGAGAACAAGGACCAGTTCAACGCTACCGACAACAAGGCCAACTGGACAGGCGAGTGGCACAAGGTGGCGAGCATTCCATTAAACATTTACTACGAATTGCAGTCCAGCGGCAAGATTACAGATCAAGCCTACATGAAACGCTGGCTCAATGACCCCGACAACAGATTCTTCAGAACACGACCAGGACAAGTATGACAATTATTGCGGTTTGCACTCCAGCGCGTGACATGGTTCACACCCAGTACGCCTATTGCTTGGTCAATATGGTGGCCTATCACGCCTGCAACACCAATGACCGCATTGACCTGAAAATCATGCAAGGTACGCTGATACAGAATCAACGGGCAGAGCTGGCGCTGGACGCCATGCGCGAGGGCTGCAGCCACATCCTGTTCATTGACTCTGACATGACCTTCCCGCAGGACATGATCCAACGGCTGATGGCGCATGACCTTGACATCGTGGCAACCAACTGCGCCAGACGCAGGATGCCGACAGGACCAACTGCCAAGGTTGGCAACAAGCTAATCTACAGCACCCTAGATGACCACGGTCTGCAGGAGGTGGACACCATTGGCATGGGCGTTATGCTGATCAAGGCAGATGTCTTCAAGAAGATGTCCGAGCCTTGGTTTGAGACGCCTTGGAGAAATGACAAGCGTGGCTACGTGGGTGAGGATGTCTTCTTCTGCCTCAAGGCAAAGGAGATTGGGTATAAAATCTACATTGATCACGATGTCTCTCGGGAAATAGGTCATGTAGGCACCTTTGAATTCCGACATGAGCACACATGGGTGGTCAAAGACTTGCAGGACAAGGAGGCATAAATGGCACTCTCTACCTACGCCGAGCTGAAGACATCAGTTGCGGATTGGCTCAATAGATCAGACCTGACAGCGGCAATTGCTGACTTTGTGACCCTAGCTGAGTCACAGATTGAGCGAGTCCTGCGTACCAGGAATATGCTTACCCGTGGGACGGGAAACATCACCGCCGAGTACAACGCACTGCCAGCGGATTTTCTTGACGGGTTGACGCTGAAGCTGACGGGAACCAACCCCATCACACCACTCCAGTTTGAGACACTCAACAGCCTGGACCAGTTGCAAAACACTACCTATGTGGCGTCTGGCAAGCCACTGTTCTACGCCATCATAGGCAGCAACTTCCGCGTCCTGCCGACACCTGACAGCACCTATGCGTATGAGCTGGACTACTACGCCAAGCTCGCCAAGTTGAGCGTCAGCAACACAACCAACTGGCTGTTGACTCAGGCACCAGACATCTACCTATACGGCTCACTGCTGCAAGCTGCACCTTACTTGCAAAACGACGAGCGCATACCTGTTTGGGTGGCGCTGTACACCAAGGGCATTGATGACCTACGCCTCGCTGACAACAGGTCCAATCAGGCAGGAACTATGCTTGCTCGCGCAAGAACACTAGGATAAATCATGGCAGATACCACCACCACAAACCTCTTACTGACCAAGCCAGAAGTTGGTGCCAGCACCGACACATGGGGTACTAAGGGCAACTCTAACCTTGACTTGGTGGACGCACTGTTCGCAGCGGCTGGCACAGGCACATCAGTTGGCCTGAATGTTGGCGCTGGCAAGACGCTGGCAGTTGCTGGGACGCTGACTGCCACAGGCACCACCAACCTGACATCACCAGCAGTCACCACCAGCCTTACAACGCCATCCACCACCTTTGCCTTGGTCAATGCTACGGCAACCACAGTCAACCTGGCTGGCGCTGCCACAGCCGTGAACATTGGTGCTGCCACTGGCACTGCCACTGTTAACAACACCACACTGGCGGCGAAAGCCATCACAGCCAGCACCACCCTAGAGGTGACAGGCATCTCCACCCTGACAGGTGCAGTTGGCGCACCAGGCGGTGTGACAGGCCCAATCACTTCAAGTTCTGCAACCATCACTGGCGGCAGCATCACAGGCATTACCGACCTGGCAGTGGCTGACGGTGGCACAGGCGCGTCAACAGCAGCCGCAGCACTGAACAACCTGCTGCCGTCACAGACATCTGCCGCCAACAAGTATTTGCAGTCCGATGGAACCAACGCAAACTGGGATGCAGTCACAGTCTCAACTGCCGACATCACAGGCACATTGGGTATCGGCAATGGCGGTACAGGCCAGACCAGCTTCACCAACGGTCAACTGCTGATTGGCAACAGCACAGGCAACACGCTGACACCCGCAACACTGACTGCTGGCTCTGGTGTGACCATTACCAATGGCAGCGGTGCCATTACCGTTGCCTTCTCTGGTCCAGGCGCTGGTTCA